TCCATATCAGCAGCTTTATTAAAGGTAGCAGGTGTGGGTCTACTTTTTATTGGGTCAACCATTATTCATCTCCCTTTTTAGCAGGTAATAACATTATACCACCAGAAGTTTCTACTTGCATCTTCTCTGTTTTTACAATACCAGTTCTGTCAAGCAGTTCTTTAGCAGCATTTAATTTTTCTCTTGTTCCAAGATCTGTTGGATTAACAACACCACTAACAACAGCCATTGCTGCTTTAGGAGCATTACGAGCCATAAAAGTTTGTGTTGCATCTATGATCTCTTCTTTTAATCCTTTTACAATTTCAGTTGTGCTAGTGGTATCTGCGTAACCAGCTATCTTTTTAGCTTCAACAATGTCGCCATTAGCTTCATCAAAAAGAACGGACATAAATTTAGACTGTCTTTCCGTTAAGGTGCGAGACATTACCCTACCCCTTTCTTATGCTTTTGACTTTTTGGAGGACTTTTTTTACTACCGCTTGGACCAGACCAAAAAGCCTTGTTAGCCCAATAAGCAGCAGACTCTTTACCCCTAGCAATATTTTTCCCATGACGAGCCTTAAAAGATTTACGAGCTTCAGGAGAATAGTTATGACCCATTTTCTGATCCCCAAAACGTATGATTTTAACATTTCCATTTGTTCCTCTTACTGCAACGATTCCCTTTTTTGTGGGATGATTTGGTGTTCTTTTCCATTTATTCAAACCAGCTAAATTATTCTTTTTTAATTTATTCTTTTCTGATTCTGTTAAAGCCATTATATTATTCCTGTTTTCATAGCTTCTGATAATTTAGTAGCTCTACCTTTTACTTGATCAGCCCATAAACTGTCTAACATTTCAATAGCAGCAAGCTCATAATGATTACCCTCAATATTAGCCCACATCTTTTTAAACTTCATTAATCGTGGGATACCCATATTAAAAGCCATATCTAAAAGAATCATTTGTCTTATACCATCTAATCTATTACAAATAGGTTTAGCTGCAAATAATTCACCTTCGACAATATCAATATCACGTTCAGCTAGAAAGTATGCATCTTCTTCAGTAATACCATCTTCATAAATTTCACTCATTGTTTTATTTATATGAGCCAATTCTAAATCTGCAATACCTCTATCTTTTAGATTTCTACCGATTCCAATAGTTTCTATACCTAAAGTATCTTCATATACTTCTAATTCTACACCTTCATGTATAGCTAACTGTTTTATTAAATCTTCTCTTTTATAACGTATCATTTTATTTAGTGGGCTTTATAGCTTTAGCAAAACCAAAGTATGCACCTACTAAAGCAGAGAGTGAGCCATACATCATCATAATAATACTATCTGCTGCTGCCATTCTTTCAGGAAATATTAGTACAACAATAGTCACAACAGCCATAACAAGTAAGGCACACCATGCCATGTATCTTCTATTCTTTTGATATGCTTCTTTATTTACCATTAGATGTGAGCTTCCTTCCAAGTATTCTTCTTACTTAGTTTATTTAAAATAGATTTCATAAGTTTAGGTTCTGGAGCTTTATAGTTTGTTTTTTCCGCTAGATCCATTACCTGTTTAAGATTGTCACCATGTAAAATATCAGGATAGGTAAATACCATTTTTAATATTTTTTCTTCTGATATATTATATTGTGTTGCTAACTCTATTATTCTTTTAATTTTATCTTCGTCTAAATTCATGGCTTTACTTTTTTTTCTTTTTAGCTTTCATTTTTACTCCACCATTTTTCATGGTTAGACCACCTCTAAATTGATTTTTTGATGGGTTTTTAATTCCAAGAACAAGTTCAATTATTTTACCTTTTTTGCTACCGCTTAGTGGTAATTCTTCTATATCTTTAATAAATTTCATTTTAGCTGTAGTTGATGCTTTTGTATGACCTGTCATTTATTTTCTCCTAAAAAATTTAGTAGCGGCTCTTACACCAAAGCTACTTGCT